GGGCATCCAGCAGGACCTGCGCCTCGGTGCAGACCGCAACATCCTGTCCATGCAGGACATCCTGGCCGTTGACTACCACTACGGTTACCACATCACTGGTACCAAGTGGAACGTGGCCGGCGACAACCCGACCAACGCTGCCACCACCGGCAACCTGGCCGACACCGCCTCCTGGAGCCTGGTGTACAGCACCACCAAGCAAGTGCCCATCGCTCGCCTGCTGGTCAACACCCCGTTCGACACCAGCGCATACTGATCCTCAGTACGCGCCAAAACAAAGGCCCCCAAACCGGGGGCCTTTTCTTTTACCAAAAACTACTCAGCCTTCAATTTCCCCAATCCGCATTTTCTCCTGATACTCAAAAATCACTGGAGCCCGCCCCACCAGCTGGTACGACTGGGTGAGCAGTTCTCTAAATACGTGCTCACTGACCTGCAGATCCTGCAGGATTGTCTCAGCAGATTCCCCACTGGAGAACCGTTCCCGAATAGCGTTAGCCACCACTTCCAGCGACCGCACGGTTTTTCCGGGGGCCGCCGATGGAACAGAAGCCACCTTTGTTTCTACGCTGGCATCAGCGTCCACAAGTTTGCGAGCAGGCATGAGTACAGTCCGGCTTTTCGTACTACAGGATAACCTCCGCAGCTTTATTGACGTCCCCTACGACCAACACGCCGAAATCCAAGCTGATATTGAAATGACCGGTGGCAAGGTTTACCACGCCGTCATCTTGAGTCCACCCCCTAAAACAAGAAGATCTACTTCTGGAGCTAAACTCAAGAAAAGACTGTATTGAGCCGTGCCCGCCGCCATTGACGCCACAGTGGGTGGAGCTTCGGCCAACAGCTATGTGACGCTGGCGGCTGCTGACACCTACTTTGAAACGGTGCCTGATTCCAGCACCTGGACCACCAAGACCACCGACCAAAAAAACCGCGCCCTGATCTCCGCCACCCGCTGGATCGACGCGCTGAGCTTCTACGGCGACCGCTGCACGGACACCCAAGCCCTGAAGTGGCCCCGCGACAACTACACGGTGGACGGCGTTGACCTCGCCTGCACCCTGATTCCCGACGGCATCAAAACCGCCACTTACGAGCTGGCACGCGCCTTCGCCAACGACACCGACGCCATCACCGGCAGCACCGGCACCACCGGCATCTACGACCAAGTGGAACTTGGCGAACTGAAGGTCAAATACAACAAATCCAGCCAGACCAGCGGCGTCATCAACAATGTCTTCGACGTCTACCCCTGGCTCCAGACCTACCTAGGCCCCTACTGCATGGGCGGCGCCGCCAACTACGCCGTCCGCCTCTTCCGAGGGTGACATGGGCCTAATCGACGACACTTTTGCCCCAATCCCCACCTCCGTCCTAGCGGACTGGGGCCAAAACATCACGTACATCAAAACCGTCACACCCCGCACCTACGACCCCACCACCGGCAACGTGACTGGCGCCGACGCCACGGTCACGGTCAAAGCCGTCATCACCCGCGTCACACCCCGCGAATCCGAAGGTTTGTACCAAGCCACCGACGTCAAATTCATCTTCGGCAGCAACGAGCTTGGAACGTACTACCCCACCGAGGCCGACCGGATCCAGTACACCCAAGCCGGCGTCACCCGCGAAGCCAAAATCCTCAACGTCAACACCTACCGCGGCGACGCCCCAGTCCTGCACATCGTCATAGCGAGGCCCCAGTAATGGCAAAGCTGAACGCTCTAATCAAAGAATTAGATCGTCTCGGCGGTTCTCTGGCCCTTGTCGGCCCCACGCTTGCGGCAGAACAAATTGTGCGGGATTTACAAGATAAAGGACCTCTGTGGACAGGTACATTTGCAAACTCCTGGGAAATAACAGGTCCACAAGGCCAAACTGCAAGAGGCACCGGTTCTGCTGGTGCTCCTCAAGCTATAGGTTTTAATACAACCCCGTTTAGCGGACGTCAAGCTACACAAACTTTGCTCAGAACCGTATTTACTACAGACAAAGTTGTGTACACCATCTCTAACTTCTGCTCCTATGCAGATGAAGCTAGAGATCTTGTGGCCTACACGCCGCCTTCGAAAGAAGAACGCAGCAAGATAGGAGAACCCCTGGGACAAGCGACATTCGGTTTCCGTAGCGCCGGCGCCAAGCGCGGTGACGTCAGTGGTTCTGGCCGTAATCGCTCCACTGCGCCCCTTGACTGGTACACCACTTATGCCGGAGGAGGAGAATTGGATCGCACCATCCAAGTAATGTTGGACAAGGCATTTAAGGCAGCCCGATGAACTACCAAGCCATCCGCGCCGCCGTCGAAAACCCGCTGCTAACAGCGTTTGGCGCTCTTGTGCCAGCGGTGCCGGTCTATTTCGACAACATCACCGCCGTCCCACCCAACACAACTACTGAATACGTCCGCGTAAACGTCACCTTCGGCATCACCAACGAACCCACCCTGACCTCCAGCGTCGACAACGCCCGCGGAGCAATAATCATTCGCATTTTTACCGAAAAAGGCCGTGGTCCCGCCCGCAACCAAACCCTGCTAACCACCGCAGTCAACGTGCTGGAAACCCTCAACAACTCAACGAAGAGCACAACCGGCGTTTATTTCAAGGTTGGCGAAATTAACGGCCCTACATTTTCAGCTACTGAAGATGCGCCCCATTTCGTGGGGCGAATTGAGACTTCCTACGTCGCCACTGTGTTGTCGTAGGAAGAAAGTATTGCAGGCGCTAACCTGTAATAAGCCGGGCAGTGCCCGCCCTGTAACAACCTCCTGGTACGCCAATGGCCACCACCGTTCTGTCCGGCACGTCCGGCGCTCTTTACTACAAGCCCGCTGGCACCACCGGCTCGTTCGGTGAGTCTGGCGTCAACATCGCCACCGACACCATCACGGTCGAGACCTACCTGAACCTCAAGGTAGGCGACCCCGTGAAGTTCAGCGTGATTAACAGCCAAACCGGCGGCTCCGGTTCCGGCACCCTGCCTGCTCCTATCTCGGCAGCCACCACCTATTACGTGCTCAGCTACACCGCTGCCACCGGTGAACTGACCGTCTCTACCAGCGCCGGCGGCACCATTCTCGCCATCACCGACGACGGTACCGCCGTTGCCCCCAACGAGTTCCAGGTCGCCTACGCCGATTTCGTGGCCGTGGGCCAAGTCCGCGACTGGAGCTTCGAAATCAACCGCGCCGAAATCGACGTCACCACCATCGGTCAAACCCAAGGTCAGTACGTCCCCTTCCGCAGCTACATCGCCGGCTTCGGCGACGGCACTGGCACTGCCACGGTCTACATGACCAACGAGAACGCTTCGATGTCCAACCGGATGATCGAGGATGTGCTCCAGCGCCAGCAGACCGGTGCTGCCTTCAAGCTGTACATCGACCGCGTGTACAGCGGCGGCAACGTGAGCGACACTCTGAGCCGCTCGATCAGCTTCGACGCCACGCTGACCTCGGCCAGCATGAACGTCAACCCTGACGACGCCCAGTCCGTGACGGTGAACTTCCGCCCGGCTGCCACCCCGACCTTCGACTTCAGCACTTCCGCCTGATAGTCTGCAAAACGGACGAAACCCGGACCCCGGCCTCACCGCCGGGGTTTTTTGTCTCTACTCCGCTACACTAATCCGAGACCATCAGGATTTTTATGCCTGCTCCCAGCTCATTGCGTGCCATTGATCGCCTCCGCAAGGCCGCCAACCTGGAGCCCATCAAAAAGATCGTCGAACTTTCCGACGGCACCAAATTTGAAATGTGGGTGGCGCCCCTGACAATGGCCGAGCGCGAACGCGCCCAAAAACAAGCCAAGTCCGACGACGCCAACGCCTTCGCCCTCCAACTGCTGATCGCCAAGGCTCTCGACGAAAATGGCGCCAAGTTGTTTAGCACCGGCGAGATCGACGTGCTCAAGAACGAAGTCAAGGACAAGGATCTGCAAGCCCTGATGCTGGCGATCCTGACCGACGACGCGGAGCCCATCGACCCAAAATCCTGAGTGCCGAACTTCGGAAAGACAACTGGCTCATGCTCCAATTCGGAGTCGCCAAAGAGCTAGGCAAAACCCTTTCCGAAGTCAGCACCACCATGACCGCCGAAGAACTGATCGGCTGGAGCGCCTACTTCAGCATCCTCAACGAGGACCAGCAGAAGGAGATCGACAAAGCCCGACGCCGCCGCTAGCCCCGGCGGCTTTTTACGGCGTAAACTGAAGTACCAGAGTGTGACGCGGCGCCGTGGCCTACAGAGCCGACATTGAAATAGGCGTAAAGGGTATTAGATACCTCGATGAGCTGCAGAATAAACTGACAGAAGTATCAAAAAGTATTGAAAATGTAAACAAACAAAATGTAGTAATTAGGCGCACTATTGCTGGGGCAGCTTACGCTACGCCTGCGGGTCCAGTCGGTAATGCTTTTGCAGAAGAAAGGGCCCGTGCAGCCCAAGCAAGTAGAGCACTTGAGCGGCAAGTTGCTGCAACAAGAAACGCAGAAATGCAAGCAAGTCGCATACAAACACAAGCGGAACTAAAAGCTGTAAAAGATCGCGCTATTGCGGAAAACTATATTACAAACGTATTAAACAAGCGTCTTGCAGCTAAAGCAAAAGAGGTACAGCTTGAACAGCAACAAACCGCAGAAATAAAAAACCGCGCAGCAGCAGAAAGCCGCGGACGGACTGGAGGTGCGGTTAGCAGCGCACTTATTGGTGGCGGCTTTCCGTTACTGTTTGGGCAAGGTCCAGCAGCCGCAGCCGGTGGTGCTATCGGCGGCTTAGCTGGCGGTCTTGTAGGAGGAGGTTTTGGCTTTGCTCTTTCTATTGTTGGTACAGCTCTTGGCGATGCTGCCGAAAAAGCTGACACGTTCAACAAGCAGCTAGCAGTTTTAAATTCCCAAGTTTCCGGCACTGGAAACGCCGCAAATATAGTCAGTAAAGATGTAAGTAATCTCGCTAAAACTTTTGGTATAGCCAATGATGAAGCCTTAAAATTACTGCAAAGTTTTGCAGGTTTTGGCGATGCTAACGTAACCAAATCGTTGGCTTTCTTGTACGGTGATGACGCTTCTATCCTAAAAGGTCTAGCCGCAGCAAAAGATCAAGCGGATTTAGCGCAAGTAATTCTTGGAGCGTATGAAAAGATCGGAATTGAAAGAGCTACTCAGCTAATAAATCAAATAAAACTGGGCGACTCGGCTGCTGTAGAACTTGCTTTCCAAAAAGCTCTGCTTGAAGCAAGAATAAAACAAACAGAAGAGGGGCTAAAGCAAATAACGATCCAAGATCGTATTGTTGCCGGTCTTGCCACTGCTGCCAGCTTTATGGGAGGCGGTCAAGGGCAAATTATTGACCCGGCTATTTTTGGTCAGCAACGCGTATTAGAAAACCGTAAAAATAATCCGCCGTCTTCAATATTTACTAACGCTTTACAGGGACTTAGACAACTGCGTTCTGCCACGCAAGGTGTGGAATCTTTGCGTCCAGATAAAGGTGCTGATAAAGCTGCTAGAGATGCTGAGCGCGAACGCCAGCGGGTTGCTCAAGTGGTACGTGATCGCAATGCAGAAGCCTCGATACTGCGTATCCAGTCCGGGCTACAACAAAAAATTGCGGATGCTGAACTCAAGCGCGATCCTATCCTTGTAGCTCGTTTACAAGGTGAAGAAAGGATACTGGCTATTCAATACCAGTACGCTAAAGAACTAGCAAACGAGAAGAACCTAGAAGCCCAAATTGCGATTACACGCGAAGGGCGTGCCGCAATCAAAAAACAGCAAGTCGAAAATGAAATACGCCTCAACGCTATTTATGCAGAACGTAAAGAGTTTACCGAAGACACCATTAAGTCTCTGCAGTACGAACTTAACCTCAAAAATGCAACTACGGAAGCAGAACGTAATAGTTTGCGGATAGCGTATGAAATGGAGGCATTAAAAAAAGGCGGGCAAGTTGACACAAACGCGCTTCCGCAAATTGAGGCACTCAAGAAACAGCTTGCTGCCCCAGAAACCGCCGGCGAAATCATCCAAAAACGCATTGGCGCCCTGCAAGACGAGCTAACCAAACTGACTAACATCGGCACCGTTGCCGTATCGGTGGCAGACAGCATTGGCACGGCCTTCAGCCAAGCGTTCCAGGGCATTATCTCTGGCACGATGACGGCCCAAGAAGCCCTGGCCAGTTTCTTCCAATCTGTCGGCGATGCCTTTATTCAAATGGCATCCGAGATCATCGCCAAACAGCTAACGATGATCATTCTCCAAACCGTTCTCAAAGCACTGGGTGGCGGTAGCTTCGGCGGAGGCGGCGGAGGCGCTACAGATTCTGTAGCTAACTTCAACCTTGGCGCAGCCCAATATGGCGGCGGTTTGGCAGGAGGCGGCCCAACCCGCGCTGGTACCCCTTACCTCGTTGGCGAGCGCGGCCCCGAGTTGTTTGTGCCTGGCACCAGCGGCGGCGTCATGTCCAACAGCGACCTGCGTGCCTCGATGGGCGCAGCCCCTGGTTCCAGCGGCGGCCCTGTCCTTAACATGAGCTTTGAGACCAGCACGATCAACGGGGTGGAATACGTCAGCCGCGATCAACTGGAGGCTGCGATGGCTCAAACCCGCCGCCAAGCCGCCCGCGACGGCGCCCAACGCGGCATGTCCATGACACTGGACAAACTCCAGCAGTCACCTTCCACACGTAAAAGGGTCGGCTTCTAATGGCTAACTTCCCCTCCTTTACACCTACCGCACGCCGCTACACACCCGGCGTCTACCCCCAAAAAACATTCCGCACGCTGTCTGGAGTTACGGTCCGCCGTACCTTCGGCAACAGCCCCTACGGCGCCCAACTGGAACTGGAATACGGAAATATCCCCGACGCAACCGTCGACGCCTTTTTGAATCATTATCATTCTCAAACCGCCAGCAACAGCCGTTTCCGCTTATCCGACAACGTGACCGCCGGCATGAGTTCCGCGCTGACCGCCGAAGTCACCAGCTACACGGCCGACCGCGGCAATGTGCGCTGGGAGTACGAAAAGCCGCCCCAGGTCCAGTCTGTACGCCCCGGCATTTACACCGTTACCATCACACTGCTTGGAGAAATCCGCAACACGACTACGGATGATGCGTGATGGCTATTGACGTCCGCATCGCCCAATTTTTCAATCTGACCACAACCGACGGCACCACCCACCGCTATCAAAACTATTTTGTAAACGAAAGTTACAGCTACCTAAGCCAGCGCTACGAGTTTGCCCCTTTTCGCGCCGAAGGCACCGTATCCAACAACACGGGCGACAACACCCTTGTGCAGGTGCTGTTCCCCAACGTAGATTTTGCCATCCGTTTGTTGGACGCCGGCAACGGCAACCGCCTGGGACGCCTGGTGCTTTCCACTGTGTGGCTGACGAGCAACAACGAAATTGCCGTAAACGGCGCCACCCAAGTCGAGTATCTGGTTGGCATTGGCGCCAGTATCAGCGAGACTACTATTGAGCTGCGCTACCGCTCAGCCATCGACAGCGTGGTTTCCAACTTTCCGGCCCGCGTACTCACGCGCCAGCTGGTCGGCCCCCTTCCCGTCAGCGCCAACGTATCCCTCCAGTGAACGATCTCATCGGTTTGCAATACGCCTGGGGCCACTCACCCCGAGACGGATCCGGCAAAACCGACTGCTTCCAGTTGGCATGTGAAGTTCACGAACGTTTGGGCTTCGGCGACTATCGCGCCCAGTTTGATTGGGTGTACGAGCAATACACGGAAACCACATTTCAGTACCGGCTAATTATTCGTTGGTTAAACGAAAACGGTCGTCGCCTTACTCAACCCATCCCCGGCGCAGTGGCCCTGTTGCCAGCCAGCGTTGGCTTGGCTTTAGCCACAGTCCTAGATGACACCTTCCTATATATTGCCCCAAGTAAGAACGTAGTTCGCAGCCCTATCCCCAAAGGCATAGGCCACTATTACTGGATGGAACGATGACACGCAAACTCCTTCCATTTGAGCACGAGCTAATTGACATTCTTGGCATCAGCAAGGATGAATATCTGGAGTTTGTTGCATTATGTGCAAAACCTAATTTTGAAGGTAAACCGACAGCAACGGGCGCAGAAGTCGCAATTGTTTTGGCAATCGTCGGCATCATTGCTCAAGTTGTCTCGGCACTATTAACTCCTCAACCGCAGGTTCCTGAATTACCTGGAATCCAGAAACAAGAAGGCGGCGGTCAACAACAAACACGCGATGAGCGCTTTTCGCCACGATTCGGTTTTAACAGCGTTCAAGAACTGGCCGCCTACGGGGAACCGGTAAACCTCGTATATGCAAACCGCGGCACAGGCACTGGCGCAAACCCCAACGGCGGCGTCCGCATCACCAGCGCTTTGCTGTGGTCCGCCGTCCGCAGTTACGGCTCCAGTCAATTTATTCAGATGTTGCTGCTGCTTGCCGGTGGCGCCATCACAGCAATCGACCCGGAAAAAAGCGCTTTCGGTCAAACCCCCATCCGCGATCTGATAACCAACAACCTCTGGATGTATTTCAATCCTGGGGCTACGGGCTTCCTCGCCCAAAGTAATGAACTGAATAGCCAATCGACATCAGACCCCACCAGTTACGGCCAGCTGACTGATAATCCTTATCGCATCCAGACGACAGCAGCCAATGTCCGCGTCGACGGTTTCAGCCAGGCGTATTCACCTACAACCTCCAATACTTGCGGCATTTACGGTGTTGTACCTCTAAACGTACTGCTGTATCTACGTAATTCCACCGGCGACAAAGAGAGTGTCAACCTAGGTGTTTACGCAGAAATGACGCCGTGGGTAATTGGTTCCGGCGTTTCTATCCCTCTAAATACAGCACTAACAGTCCGCATTACTAGAACAACCGGACAAACATACGCTCCGGCTCAAGAAGCAGAAGATGCTCGCCGTAGCATTGTTAGCACATTCGATGTGGCCAGTATTTTCAAACTTGGCACAGCATTGTTCAAAGTTACAGAACTGGTCAATCCTGATATAGAAACTACTGATGCAACAATCACGCTTAAATGCATTGCGGCTGGCCGCGTACCGTCTGCTGCTTACACCAGTCTTGACCCCGCGTCAACGACGCCCACAGTATCCGAAGCAGACCGAGCTGAATACGACCGCCTGCGCCCTGGTGCCTTAGCTCTACTTAATGAAGATCAAAGACCTGATATTACCAACGCCGCACAACTCGCAGATTCTGGTGAAATAAGAGTTGCTTCTTACAGTTCTTACCCAGCCACACGCGTCGAGAAAACAGGTGCTAGAGCACTTGGAGCTAGAGGGGGTAGTGGAAATGGCGGCTTTGTATGTGAACCAGGTTGGACCCTTAAAAATACAGGCGGTCGCAATGCTTCATGGTACTGCGAACGTACAGTTAGTTATACAGGGCAATCGTTTAACGGTTATGTTAAAAGCAGATCATTGACCTCAGACGAGATAGCTTTACTTCGTCGCTATGAATATCTGGATAGTATTGTGCTTAATTTGTCTGGCGCCGTTGACGACGTTTTTTACACCAAAGCACTGGTACGCATCGCACAAGCTAGCTACGAAACAGTGTCCCAGTGCCACATCGTTGACCTGGCACTTAAAGCTGTTGTCTACAAGCGCATTAGTGGCCGCCAAATGGAATACGGCAGTGGCAGGCGCAGCGGCTATCCAGCCAGTGACAACGGCATCAAACCCCGCGTATCACTGTTCAAACTGCGTTACAAAGAAGTAGGCCAGACTCAGTATTCAACTGTTCCCGGCGTATTTGCAATCAGTCGCGCCGCCGACAACGAAAACTACGTCTACATCAAATTCAACAGCGGTCTCACCGATCCAGCGGCAGCAACGCAATGGGCATTTGAGCTGGAACCCATTAGCGATCCCCTTGCCGAACGCGACGCATCCGCAAACTACTTTTACCTCGAAAACACCGGAAGCCCCGTTACTTACACACTCGATACATACAGACTAAACAGCGGCAACACCACAGTTCCGTCGGTTCAATTTACAGGATTGTCCCTGCTTGGTACGAATCGCAATTTCCCGCCTCAAAACAACAATCCCGCAGACCTGAACGAGTGGGACTTGTTTAACTATGACTCCGATACTCAACTCCAGTTCTCTTTTGACGCAGGACCGGAAATAACTCTTACTGCAGCTACCGAACAAATTATCCAACCGTTCTCCGATTACACAAGCGTAAACGGCGGTGTAACCCGCCAGCTGTACAACAACTTAACCTTGTACGGCTTCAACGCCTACTCGGGCAAAACAATCCAGGATCTCCGCTCGTTCAGCGTTTTTGCTACCCAAGGTCGCCGCGTCCGCAGAATCCGCACCAGCGGCACCGATGAGTTCGGCACCGCCTGGGGCGACGACGGTTATGTCTACTACCCCTCTACTCCCGACGGCGCAAGCAGTTTGGCACCCGATATTTTCCTTGATACCGTCATCGACAGTGACGACGGCATTGGAAATTACGCCGAAGTCAACGCGATTGATCTGCGCCAGCTGGCACTAACCAAGCGTTTCTGCCAGGCCAACAACTTGTTTATGGACTGCATGATTGCCAGTCCCCGCAGCTGGCGCGAGTTCTGGGTTGAAGTGGCCCCATTTAATTTGCTGGAGTTTGCCCGTATTGGGGGTCGCGAAACCTTGGTGCCCGCCGTGCCCTTCGACCCCAACACCGGTCAAATCGTCCGCACAATCAACGTAAGCGCCATCTTCAACCAAGGCAACATCATCGAAGACTCCTACAAAGAGGAGTACATGGACTTCGGATCCAACGTCCAAGATATTATTGCCACTGTCATTTATACCGACATTCCAGAAGACGCAGTTTTCTCCAAGAAAAAGTCTTTAGAAGTCCAACTTGCGGACACTTTAGAAGTGGATGCAATTCGCCAAACATTTGACCTGTCCTTGTATGTAACTAACCCGGAACAGGCCATTTTGTTTGGAAAACTGATCTGCAACCTGCGCCGCTACGTCCGCCAAGCCATCGAATTTAAGACGTATCCGACCCTCGATCCGATCTCACCCGGTGCTTTTGTCTACGTCGACATCGGCCAAAACAGCTGGGACGCCATCCGCACCGGCACAATCGGCGTTGGTGGAGCACTTAACATTCCACTGGACAACGGCCTGCTGTCGGGCACCTACAACTTCCGCCTATACCGCAGTGACCGTGGCCTGCTCGACGTCAACACAGTAACCGTCACCAACGGCGTAGCACCCCAGCTAGCCGACTACGAAAACTTCCTGTTTGTGCTTGGCGTGGAGACCACCACCCGCCGCATATTCCGAGTCAGCGAAGTGCAGATGGACGAGGAAGGCGAGATTACTGTTCGGGCAACCATCTATCCCTGCACCACTGACGGTCAATCCCTTATTGCCGACTTCAGCGATAATCTGTTTACCATCCGCCGCTAAAGTGGCATAAGAAAACGGGATTGCCGCAATGGCCTTTTACACCGGACGCACCGGGGCTCTGTACCTGACCAGCACCGGCACCGGCGATGTAACGCCCGCCGCTTCCGAGCAAGCCCTCAAACTCCGCGATTGGAGCTTGGAAACCACTGTCGAACTGCTGGAAACCACCACCGTCGACACCGCCGTCAAAAGTTACACACCTGGATCTAGCAGCGCTTCCGGCAGCGCCACGCTGCTGTATTACCGCCGCGAAGGCACCGTTAGCACCGAACCTGGCACGCAATTCGACCAGTTCCTGAACAAGATCATGAAGACGTCCACCACGGGCGTCACCGAAAGTGATCGCGTCGGCATGGTCCTGCGCGTGGGCCAAACTGCCGGAAGCGGCAACGACATCAAGGACGACATCGCTTTTAACGCTTATATCACCAACGCCTCGCTGCAGGTCAGCACCGGCGAACTGTCTTCGGTGGCGCTTCAATTTACGGTTGACGGACCATTCCGCGAGACCGTTGACGCATGACCTACTTCCTAGGGCATTACGGCAAAATAAAACTGCGCCGTAAATCTCCGGGCAGTTTTGCATCGACAGTTAGTCCCGCCGACGTCAACACTACCCTCAACCGTTTTGGCCTGGAGGGCTCAGTTGAAAACCTGCTGACTGGTGACCAACTGATCATCAGTACCGAAGACGCACGCGGCCTTGACTTTTTACCGACATCCACTTGGCCCGACGGCGGCGGCACGACACAAAAGATGGTCGTGGCCTACGCAAACGTCAACGCCATCGGTGGTGTCCGCCTTTTTGAAACTTTTAGCCAAGCCATCAACAACGACCGTTCAGTCGAATACCCCCTCGAATCTTTTACTGGTACTGCTCTACCGGTAGACGTAAAAATTTACGGTTCCGTGGAACGTGTACTGGGCGACGTAACCGGCTACACATTTAACACCGACCGTGAAGCAATGGACACCACCACAATGTCCGACCGCTTCCGGCAAATGTACTCCGCCGGGCTTATTTCCGGCAGTGGATCAATCGACTGTTTGTTTAATACCGAAAACAGTGGACTGACGGAAAATTCCCTGTTGATGCTCCAGCTGATTAACCGCACAGACATCGGCAGCGAATTTTCTTGTGCTTTGCAGCTTGTAGAAGATTCTGTGTATACAAAATCAAGCGACATTTACTACGAGTTTGATGCCATGGTGACCAAAACCGGCATTGAAGTCCGCAGTGACCAAACCATCAACTGCGTCATCGACTTTGTGACCACCGGCGAAATCCGCCTGCTGATTGGCGAACCGTCGGGTTACATCCTTAAGGAAGACACCGACCGAATCCGCCTGCAGCAGAACCTCGACTTCTTGCTGACAGAAGTAACCGACTAAACTAGCAACAGACTTCCCAGACCTGGAGCGGGTGCGTGGCCGACCAGCGAATTACACAGCTGACCCAACTGAACGAGGTAGACGTCGCAGCCACGGACGTTCTGCCCATCGTTGATATTTCGGCTAGCGAGACCAAAAAAGTCACCGCTAAAGACCTGTTTGAAGCTGGCGCAACCCTCGCCGACAGTTCCAGCATCGACCTGGCAAAACTCAACCAAGCCAGCGTCACCAAACTCGGTACCACGGCACTGGATAACAGCGCCGTCACCTACGCCAAGATCCAAAACGTCAGCGCCACCGACAAACTGCTGGGTCGTAGCAGTGCTGGTGCGGGTGTTGTTGAAGAAATTTCGCTGACTGCAGCCGGCCGCGCTCTGCTTGACGACGCGGACGCCGCCGCGCAACGCACCACGCTGGGTCTTGGCACGATCGCCACCCAAGATGCCAGCACCGTTGCAATAACTGGCGGCACGATCACCGGCGGCACGATCACCGGCATCACCGACCTCGCCGTTGCCGACGGCGGCACTGGCGCATCTGACGCCGACACCGCCCGCACCAATCTTGGCGTGGCGATCGGCACCAACGTCCAGGCATATGACGCCGGCCTGCAAAGCATTTCCGGGCTGACCACCAGCGCCGATCAAACCGTTTACACCACGGCCAGCGACACCTACGCGACCACAAGCCTCACCAGCTATGGCCGCAGCCTGATTGACGACACCGACGCCGCCACCGCCCGCACCACCCTCGGCCTTGGCACGCTCGCCACCCAATCCGGCACGTTTAGCGGCACCCATTCCGGCACCACTTCTGGCACCAACACCGGTGACCAGACGATCACGCTGACCGGCGACGTCACCGGCTCGGGCACTGGCTCGTTCGCCACCACCATTGCCAACGACGCCGTTACTGCCGCCAAGATCGCCAGCAGCGCCGTCACCACCGCCAAAATCAACGCGGCGGCTGTGACAGCTGCAAAATTGGCCGCTGACTCCAGCACCATCATCTCCGGCAACACGCCCAGCGGCAGCGGCGCTTTTGTAGGTCAACAGTGGTTTAACACCAACACCGGACTGGCCTACGCCTGGGATGGAACCGCGTGGATCCAACAAGCCGGCGTCCAGAGTTTTGTTTTCTCGGATTCCACCCCGCTTACGTTTAGCGCATCGGTCAATGCAGCTGGTGTTGCCACAATCACCACCGGCCTTGATACCCAAGCGGCCAACCGCATTTTTGCCGGTCCGACCACCGGCTCGAGCGCAACCCCAACATTCCGCGCACTGGTTCCTGCCGATCTACCAGTCGCCACTGCTGGTGCAACCGGCGCAATTCAACCAGGCACTGGTCTAACCGTAACCGCTGGTGGTGTCCTCAACCACAGCAACGCCACCACTGCCGGCATCTACACCAAGGTTTCGATTGACGCCCAGGGTCACATCGTCACCGGCGACGTTCTGGCCGCAACCGATATTCCCAATCTTGACGCCAGCAAGATTACGACTGGCACTTTCACCAGTGCGTTCCTCGCTAACAACAGCGTTACTGCTGCCCAGTTGGCTGACTACGGCATCGCCCAAGTCAGCGAAAGTGCTCCAACACCTGAATTTGCTGGTCAGTGGTGGATTAACCCGTCCGACCGCTCGGCCTACATCTGGGTCGGCACAGTTAGCCCAACTCCCAACGGTTACTGGCTGCTTGTCGGCTACGGCAGCCCCACCCAACTCAACATTCGTTTCGGTGGCACGTACAACGCCAGTACCAACACCGTTGCCACCCTCAACCAGTACGGCACCGAAGCTGGCCTGACTGTGGGCCAAGCACTGGGTGCGCCCAACCCCCAAAACAACGGTATTTACCTGATTACAACGGTAGCCGGCACCGGCACCACGCCGGCTCCTATTGCATCCCTGGCAGTCGGCGACTGGGTTCTCAGCCAAGGCACCACAGCCAACTGGACCAAGATTGCTGTGGTCTCTGGCGCGACCGGCACCTTCAACGATTACGACATTCTGTCGGACGGCACCTACTTCACCCCGGACATGACCGGGGTGACGGACGTCCGAGACGCACTTGTCTTGCTGTGGGGCCGCACTCAAATAGCCACCACCTCGCAAATCGGCGTGGTACTCGAATCTGCCGAAGTGCTGGTTAATAACAGCACGGGTGAAATGACAATCGGTGTGGTTGACGATGGCACCTTCTGATGTCACACCGCACAGAAAATTTTGTCTATAGCGCCGAGAACGTCCCCATCGGCGGGCAACCCGGCGACGTCCTGGTAAAACTGCAAAACGCCAACTACTACACCGCCTGGCGCGACTTCACGTACGTTTTTGAGACCTACGACGTGGTACTTGACGACGGCGAATACTAGACTGCTCCAGTAATCCCGTCCTACCGGAGTTAAGGGAATGGCCTCGACGCATAAGTCTCTTCGCAGCGGCACTGCAAATAAGCGCCCGACGACTTCGATTGCCGACGGCCAGATTGCCCTTAACACCAATACCACCAGTCCCGGCCTGTTCTTCAAGGACAGCACTGGTGCCACCATCATCAAAGTCGGCCCGGTTCACGTTGGCACGACTGCACCTAACGCCAGCCCGGCAGCCGGCGGCAGTGCCGGCAACAGCGTTGGCGAGATCTGGCTTGACACCAGTCTGACCCCCGTCGGCGTCAAGATCTGGAACGGCAGCGCCTTTGTCAACGCCACCCCCATCGGCAGCACCACCGTTCAGGGTCTGCTGGAACTTGCCACCAGCGCCGAAACTCAGACTGGTACTGACACCGACCGCGCTGTAACTCCCGCTGGTCTGCAGTCCAAAGTCAGCGATAGCACCAGCACCACCAGCTCCACCACTATTGCTTCGAGCACGGCAGTCAAGTCGGCCTACGACCTCGCCAATGCTGCTCTGCCCAAATCCGGCGGCACTGTTACCGGCAACCTGGAGATCGGCACCACCGGCAGCCTGAGTTTCGAAGGCGCCACTGCCGACGCTTTTGAAACCACGATTGCGGTCACCGACCCAACTGCTGACCGCACCATCACTCTGCCGGATACCACTGGCACGGTAGTCACGACTGGTGACACCGGCACCGTGACCAGCACGATGATCCTTGATGGCACCATCGTCAACGGAGACATCAACGCTTCTGCCGCAATCGATCACAGCAAGCTGGCAAATATCACTGCTGGTTCTGTGCTGCTTGGTAATGCCAGCAACGTCCCCACCGCCACTGCTCTTACTGGTGATGTAACCATCAGTAGCAGCGGTGTTACTGCCATTGGCAGCGGTGTAATTGTCAACGCCGACGTAAACGCTTCTGCCGCCATCGCTGGCACCAAGATCAGCCCGGACTTTGGCAGCCAAAACACCACGACCACCGGCACCAGCACTGCAGCCAGCTTCATCCCCACCAGCAGCACCGCCCCCAGCAACGGCGTTTATCTGCCTTCGGCAAACAACGTAGCCATCTCAACTAATGGGTCTGGCAAGATCTTTGTTGGCAGCACTGGCACCGTTAATTTCACTGGTGGCGGCACCGCAGGCTCCACTCAAGCCGTCAGCTTTAACGGCAGCGCACCTGTCAACAGCCTCGTTATTGACTCCAGTGGGCGAACGGGCTTAGGAGTTGCTTCGCCTCAATACAACCTACACGGCACTGGATACGTTGGCCTTGGTACTCAGGCATCTTCGGGCTCTGGTGCTGGTATTCATTTCATCCCGAGCAGTTCAGCTACTAACTGGTTTGTTGGTAGCAACTATGTAACTACCGGAGCATTTCAGATTATCCCTTCGACTGCTGGAGGTGGTTCTACTTTTACAACGCCAGCATTAACTATCGACTCGTCGTCGCGCGTAGGTCTGGGGACTAGCAGCCCTAGCGTTGCTTTACACGTTTCTGGCGCCACAAACGCAACCGCACAAATTAGGTCATCCAATACAACTAGCAGTGTAGATACTGTTTTGGTAAGCGAAACCACAGGCGTTCTGCGTACAAATACCAATCACAGCCTTCAACTAGGAACCAACTCCACTACCGCAGTAACTATTGACACATCACAACGAGTAGGGATTGGCGATACTTCGCCTGACTCAACACTAACAATTAAAGCGGCGACAAGTGTAACGCCATTGCGCGTTAGTGGACCGAGCAGTGAGTTTGCCCGCATCGACAGCTCCGGCAGGCTGCTGGTGGGGACTTCAACTGCGCGTGCTAACTTCTCAAATACCACAAGTACTGCACGATTACAGGTAGAAGGTACTGACAACAACAACAGCGTTGTAAGTATTACCAGAAACTCTGCAAATATTGGCGGCTCTCAACTGTATTTAGCTAAGACAAGAGGCACCGCTATCGGCGACAACACTATTGTGCAGGCAGGAGACACTCTTGGGAACATTGTATTTCAAGGGTCTGACGGTTCTGAATTTGTCGCGGGTGCTTGGATTTACGCCGAAGTAGACGGCACCCCTGGCGCTAATGACATGCCGGGCAGGCTGGTCTTCGGCACAACCGCCGATGGAGCGAGCAGCCCAACGGAGCGGGCAAGGATTACATCTAATGGCGGACTTTATCTAGGCATCACACCTTCATCGGGAAATGATCCTATAAATGGGAACTATGCAGGAATTTCATTTAACGACTACAGAACAAGTGCGGCTTTAGGATACGCTGCTTTTTCGAGATCCGATGGAACTGTTTTAAGCATCAATAGAAAAACCAACGATGGCGGCCTTGTTGATTTTTTCCAAGACGGCACCAATGAAGGCACCATCTCTGTTTCCGGCAGCACTGTCACTTACGGCGGCGGTCACCTTGCCCGTTGGTCGCAACTGCCTAACGACGAGGATCCTTCCACCCTACTAAAAGGCACCGTCATGTCCAACTTGGACGAGATGTGTGAGTGGGGTGAAGAAGACAACGAGCAGCTCAACAAGACCAAGGTGAGCGACGTCGAAGGCGATCCAAGCGTGGCTGGTGTGTTTGTTTCTACGTCGTTCTCTGATGATGGTCCGCTGGACTTTTTTGTCGCAATGACCGGCGACATGATCATCCGCATTGCCGAAGGTGTCACGGTGCAGCGGGGCGACCTGCTGATGTCCGCTGGTGATGGCACCGCCAAGCCTCAAGACGACGACATCATCCGCAGCAAGACCATCGCCAAGGTGACTTCAACTCACGTCACCTGCACTTACGAGGATGGAAGTTATTGCGTGCCGTGCGTGCTGATGGCTTGCTAGAACTCTTAGTCCTACTCTCTACTGGGCTTGACGCCGTGTTGTAATGTGGTAGGGCAGCGAGTTTCCGGCTCCTGCCCACGGCCACAGTTCCCTAGAAACCATGACCAAACAAGAATACCGTGGGGCGCCCCACGCAGCTTGGGCTAAAGACGGAAGAGTCTTTCTAGCCAATGAAGAAGACAGTTACTACACCGAAGAGTTCCGAAGCCGCGAAGAGCTGGAAGCCTTCATCCAGCAGTTGCGTGCCGCCGCTGATGAAGCTTGGCCAAACTGAGTAGTCACCTTCCCTACCCATGACGCGCTCCTTCTCCGAACTCACTAAGGACTTCGATCCTGAGCGCCGGGAGCGCATCGAACAACACAAAGCTGAAATTCGCCAGCGGATAACCGGCTATTCCCAACAGGTTGCACCTCCACTAAACTCCAACAGAACCAGTTTTCACCATGGCCAAAGCTGCTGCACCTGAAGCACCCACCACGGTCTTCACCTGGCACATCGCCAACCTGGAACGCGAAACCGCCGATGGTTTCGTTTTCACTGCCCACTACACCATCGACGCTAACGACGGCACCTACAACGCGGGTGCTTACGGTTCCGTCGGCTTTGAGCGCCCCGAAAACCTCATCCCATTTGCGGATCTCCAAGAGGATGTAGTCATTTCTTGGGTCCAAGAAGCCATCGGCGGCGAGGAAAAAGTCAACGAAATCCAAGCCGCCCTCCAGGCTCAACTGGACGAGCAGCGCCACCCGTCTAAAGCCGCCGGCGTTCCCTGGGCTAGCTGATGGCAGTCAAAGCAAAGACTGGCGCCAAGACCGTCGAGCACACGCCCGGCAAACCGAAGCGCACCCGTCAAGGGCAAGGGCAAAATTCCTTGCCCAACCACGGCCGCAAAAAGATGCGCGGCCAAGGTAAGGGTTAATGGACGACCGCACGCGGCAGAACTGGGAGAAAGTTCGCCTGGCGCTTGAAGCCACCGGCAAAACCGACTCCTTTTTCTACCGTCGTGCGGTCGCAATATTAAAAACCGGGCGCGACCCGGAAGACTCCCCAGCGCCGAATAAGATATAAGTAGATCCGTTGGGACCCGTGGCCGAAACCCCGTCTGACACTGGTTTTTGGCGGGGCGTCAAACAAGAAGCCGCAGCCGGTCTCCTGGTACTTCTCGCCGGCGGCGGCATCACCGGCATCGGCTACTTGGTGTACACAGTTCCATCCCAACTGGAGCGTGTCATCCAAAATCAAGAACAGTTCAAAACTCGCGTTGGTGAACTAGAAGACACCGTTAAAGATCACGACGTTCGTATCATCAAACTAGAGTTACGCCGCTAATGGCCGTCGTACATACCACTGACCACGGCGACGGCTACCGCCTGGAACAGTTGATGAACGAACGCGGCGACATCTACTACCGCGCCTGCAAAGACAGCATCTGCCGCTACGCCGAAGACCACTACATCGCCATGATGTATCTCGAAGGCATGGGCTGGGACCCCAGCAGCTAATCTGGTATA